TGGAAGGATTTCAGCTTTTAGTATTGAAAGGCAGCGATGAAGCAGCCATGAGAGAGCTAGAGAACTCGGGCCGAGTAGTGGGAATGATCCGCTATGATGATCCAACTCTACCATCTGACGCAGATTCAATAATCGTAGCAGTAAGAGATTAATAACAATAACTCTTAAACCAATATGTTATTTTGTCAATGTTTAAGGCACATCTCTGATTTTGTTGACGGAAAAATAACAAAGAAGCAGTGCGAAAAACTAATCAATAATCATGGTGATTATCTTGTAGCCAAGATGTTACACAATGCCTCTTCTACGAGTTATACTGACAAGAATTAGAATTATACAAAGATGGCAAAAAAAAAAACGAAAACCAAGGTATTAAACGCAGATCAGGAGAACTTCTGTCAGTATTTTACTACTCCAAATACTGAGTTTCATGGTAACGGAGTTAGGAGTTATTTGAAAGCTTATCGTAATAAAAAGAGCCTAAAGGGAAGAAAACCCAAGAAGCCCTTGACATATTTGGTAGCTAAGGCGAATGCTTACAAATTGCTTACTCAGCCCAAAATCTGTGATAGGATCAATGCTATCCTCGAGGACAAAGGATTTAATGATCAAAATGTAGATAGGCAACATCTGTTTCTCCTTAATCAGTTTGGTGATCTAAAAACAAAGTTAGGAGCGATTAAAGAATATAACGCTTTGAAAAAAAGAGTAGACCAAGGTGGAGTTAATCTAACTTTCCAACAGGTTTTAGCTGAGAATTTAAAAGCTAGAAAGAAAGGGGGATTTAAGAAGCAAGGAAGTGAAGACGGCACCAGCTTGTAAGATTGTTAAATATGTTCCCGATGTAAAGCTTAAGAAATATATTAAAGATTTATAAATAATTAGTCCTTTACAATGTAGCGTCAAGTCAAGGAGAAGTTAAGTTATGTCAGAAGAACATATAAATGTTAAGTTAAGTAATGGGTTTGTTACAAGTTTAGATACTTTAACAGCTACCCATAGGGCATTAATTGACCACGGAGATTTAAGTAATCTAATTGGCCAGTTAATGCAATACATTGAAGCGACCTATCAAGATAAAGAGCAGCGAGATGCTCATAAGCGTTTAGTCAAAGTGGCTTGCCGTGATTGGTTAAGTGGGATATATGACTGGCAAGATGGATGGAATATCAAGTTTTGTGTTAATCCAAAAGTAAATCCAGAGCCTGACTTTGAATATACTTTAGGAGAAGAGATTAAATAAATAATCATTTGACGCTACTTTTTAGAAGATTAGTCCATTAAATGTTAGAGTGACTTATCACAGACGATGATGACTAGCACTCGGCCGTATCGCTGAAGGATAAGACGAGGACGGCAGTAAGAAACTCACGGGTCGCAAGTATCAGTTGCTAGTATAGACCGTTATATGAATTGACCGAAAGCTGGGTCAGTGATATATATAAATCTTGCCTCCAACCTTTAGTTGATTATATGCAAAAGGTGACTAAACAAAATGTTAAGCGGGTAGCTTGCGAGATATATAGCCGTGTAGTCGGCTATCTGTCGCCTATTAGCAGATGGAATGCTGGGAAGCTATCAGAGTTTAAGGATAGGAAGATGTTTAAGGTAAAAAAGCATGAAAGCACTAAACGGCATTGAAATAGATGATAGAGACATAATCGCCCAGATAGAAGATTTTCTCTGGGTTGAGACTAAGGATAGCGATGTAGTACCATTTAAGTTGAATATCAAACAGAACCAGCTCATTGATGATGTAGAGGTATCAAAGCAACCTCGTCGAGTGATCATCTTGAAAGGTAGACAGTTTGGCTTTTCTACGCTGCTACTAGCATGGCTATTTATCAAGTGCCTGTTGGTCCCTAACACCAGAGCGGTAGTGATCGCTCATGACCTAGACGCTACCAAGAAGCTGTTCCGTAAGATAAAGTTTTTTATAACCACCTTGACTATCAAGCCAAGGCTAGACAAGGAGAGCGAGAAGGAGTATTCATTTCCAGACACTAACAGTTATTTTTACATAGGTACTGCCGGTACTAGGACATTTGGTAGAGGAGATAACATCACTGATCTACATTGTTCTGAGGTAGCATTTTGGGAGAGCGGTGCCATAGTTATGAATGGACTGCTCCAAGCTGTAGGCAAGACCGGCAATGTATTTATTGAAACAACAGCCAACGGTATTGGAGGACGAGGAGCATATCTCCACAATCTTTGGAAGAAATCATGGAAGAATGCAGAGGCGGCATGGAGTGCCTTTTTCTATAAATGGACTGATTTTGACGAATACGAGCTAGAACCGAGGCCAAATTTTGTCCTCACAGACGAAGAAAAGAAATTAGTGGAGTTACACCCGGAGCTAAACGATCGTAAACTAGCGTGGAGACGATGGAAGATCAGCGAGACTGAGGCTGAGTCCGGCATGACTCCGGAGATGATCTTTAGACAAGAGTATCCTTTTACTCCACAAGAAGCGTTCATCGCTACTGGAAACTGCATCTTTGATACTGATAGATTGCTTGATTATGAAACACGCAAAGGCACTCCTTACGATGATGGTTCAGAAATATGGGGAGCAAAGAACTTAGACTATTCAGTCATGGGCGTTGATGTAGCAGAGGGCAAGACCCTTGAATCAGGACAGGTTGTTGAGGGAGATTCCGGAGAGAGCCGTAGCCGGCGTGATTCACACGCTATTCAGATATTAGATCGTAACTTAGAACAAGTTTTGCAGGCCAGATTATACTGTGATATGGATGAGTTGGCTGAGATAATTGCTAGATTTGCCGAGAGATTTAATTCGTTTGTGGCTATTGAGGCGACTGGCCCGGGCTTAGCTGTTCTGTCTCATATTAAAAAGATGATGCCAGCCGGTAAGCTGTACCACCGAGAAGTTTACGATGAAAAGTATAAAAGGACTACCAAAAAGCTTGGCTGGTCAACCAATAAAAAGACTAAACCTATCATGTTGAATAACATGGTGGAAATGGCAAGAGAACATCAAGTTAAAATAAACAGTGCTGAATTGATTTCAGAGTGTCAGCAAACAGTTAGAGACGAGAATGGCGATGTTGATACTAATGGTAAGGATCTGTTGATGGCACTAGCTTTAGCCATACAGGCATATAAACGCAAACCACCTAAAGGTAGCAAACTCACTGATGAGGAGCGAAGCAAAAAGGAGAAGGAACGGGCGTGGAGAAAGAAACGCTTAAATAGACAGTTAAAAAGATTGAGAACAAACAAACAACCCTATGGATAAAGACAATGACAAGAACACGCCGTCAAAAAACTATAGTCCATCGACCAAGATAAAAAAGCGATTGAAGCATATTCAGGATAGGATTGGAGTAATGGAGAAACGCAAGACGGATTTAGGTATCAACAAAAAGTGTGATCGAATGGATATTTTGTTTGCACCTCATATGGTATCGCTCGATCAGTCCTATGCCACAGGAGATAATGGTTATTATGTTGATTTTGATAACAACGATGATCGTGGTATAGATGAGATTTCTGTTGATAGACGCAAATCTGTCCCACTTTTATATGAGAAGGTTACTACGGCTGTTGCTTCGATGTTTAAGAATATTCCTATCCCACGCGCCCGGGCGTATAGGAAGAAATATGAAAAGCATAATCTGATTGTTGAAAAAGCCTACTACGAAAATTGGGAGTCTAACCGACTACTTAAGCAGGCTAAACGCCTTACCTTTGGCGCGGCTAAGTATGGCATTGCCTATGGTTGGAGATTTATTAAAAAGACTTACAAGACTGTTCATGTTGAGACTGGTAAGATGGATGATAATGGTAAGCCTATTTATAAAAAAGAACAAATTTACAAATGTAACGATACTGTTTGGGAATACATCAATCCTCGGTATATTTTAATGGATGACTCAGCTACTGAGCCTGCTGATGCCAATGATTGTGCTAAGGTTGACTACATGGATCAGGCCACATTTGATTCCACCTATCCGAAAGAGCTATATCCAGATGCGATTTATGTTCGCCTAGGTGGCAACAGATTGGTTGAGGATAAGGACGGCACATACAAGGTAGTTCTTAAAAAGCAGACAGGAGACCATAAAGATAAGATTGAGGTCTTTACCTACCAGAACGAGAACGATGATACTGAAGAGATCGTGGCTGGTGGTGTTTATCTTGAGGAACACCCACTCCCGGGGCATACCTTGAGTCTATGGGGTGCTAAATGGATTTCTAAGAGTGATGAGTGCTATGATGGTATTGGTATTGGAGATGTAGTAGAGATTTACCAGCCAATCAATGACGATATTTTAAATAATTCAAATGAGAGATTAAGACAGCTAGTTAGGCCAGTCAGGGTAATGGGTAATGATGTCTCTATTTCCAATGATGAGGATTTTGTTTGGCGAGCTGGTAAAGAGATGAGGGTCGAGGGAGATATTTCCCAAATCAAATGGGATAGACCGCCAGTTACTTCTGGTGCTGAGATCACCGAGCGAGAGATGTTGAGTGAGGAGATTGATGTGGCTACCTTTGTACCCAAGGCATTGAGTGGTCTTGATGTATCTGATACAGCTTATCAGGCGGCTCAGAATAGAGAGTCTGCTTTGAAAAAGCTAGCCTTACCTTTGGATAACATCAAAGAAGGACTAGAGGATGACGCTAATATTGCTTTCAAACTGTTTAGGATATTATACAGCGAACCTATTGAGACTGAGATATTGAAGAAGGGCGATGACGAGTTTGAAGAAGCTCAGCAGATGACTGTTAACAGTCCAGATGATGAGCGGTTTACTGCGATGAAAGATGGAACCATCGGTCGTCGAAGGTTCAGAGAGATCGAGCTTCCACTATCTAAGGAGATGAAGAAGGATGAGGAGACTGGAGAATATGTAGATACCGGCAAGGTGGTAGAGGTAGAGGAGAGAGAGTTCTGGGAGATGATCCCTGAGCACTGGAACTGGGAAGGGTATATCAATGTTGAGCCTATGAGTTTCATTCCTGTTTCCGAAGCTCTTGAGACTGAGCAGAAGAAAGAGCGGGCCACAATACTTTTGGAAGTACCCGACACTGATGAGATGGGCAACCCAACCTTGAAGGATGAGAATGGTACACCTTATCGTATTAATAGGGTTAAGGCAATTAAGGACTATGTTGAAGCTACCAATGCTGATCCAGATTCATATGTTGTACCGATCGAAGAGGGCGATCAAGTCGCAGGCGATGTACCAGCAGATGCTTTAAATAATCCAAGTCAGATTACTCCTCGAGATAATACTGGATTAAATAGACCAGAAATTAGGAAGATAAAATAAAATGGACGATCAACACATACTAAGATTGCTTGCCAATCTGGCTAGGAGTGAGGTATATACCTCGGTGTTAAAGCCTATTTTGGATCAGATGCAACTCGATATAGAGCTTCAGAGAACAGAACCCAAGAATGAATTTGAGGCTGTCCGGATTTGTTGCCAAAGACTTGAGCGGATCAAGGTAATCAACAAGATACTTAGTACTATTGAGGGAGCAAAAGATAAGTTAAGTAAAATCATGAAGACTAAACAAATCGAGATCAAAAAAAGTACATAAAAAGATTTAAAGAATTATAAAAAATAACAATACACACACTATGCCGAGAATAAAACGCATTCTCAAGGGCGATGAAGCACGACTAAAAGCCAAGGAGGGTATCGACCTCGTGGCTGATATAGTCAAGATCACTCTTGGTCCAAAGGGAAGAAACAATTTGTTAACAGACATGTCACCAGTTCCGCCTCGAATAGTGAATGATGGCGTTACTATCGCTAAGCATATTGAGCACGAAGATGTGTTTGTAAACGCTGGCGTGCGACTGACCAAGCATATCTGCGACAAGACTAACGATAACGCTGGCGATGGTACTACCACTACTGCTCTCCTAGCCCAAGCAATTGTTGGTGAAGGCTACAAGAGGTTACTGGCCGGTGAAAATGCTGTTGATATCCGAAGAAGTTTAGAGGAAGAATCGTTTAAGATAATCGACAACCTTACAAAGCTATCTCATGATGTAAAGACTAAGGATGACATCAAACATATTGCTGGAATTGCTGCTAACAACGATGATGATGTGGGAGAGAAGATCTCGGAGATCTTTAATAAGGTTGGTAAGAACGCATCAATCTTAGTAGAAAAGTCTAACGATAGTAAGCTGAGAGTTGAGACAATTAAGGGAATGTACTTTGACAAGGGATTTGAAGATAGAAAAGCATTTGTTAATTCACCGCATATGAAGGGGATATTTAACGATGCCCTGATTTGTGTGAGTGATAAGAAGCTCAACTGGATTGAAGATATTGAGAGTTTTATGGGCAAGGTAATTGAGCAAGGTCTAGACAAGTTGGTCATTATAGCTGATGAGATAGAGGGACAGGCCCTTACCTCACTGGCCTTAACTAACAAGGCAATTTTACAGGGTGGTAATGGACTTCATGTTATTGCTTTGGAAGCTCCTGAGTATGGGCCCACACGAGATGAGATACTGGAAGACATCTGCGTATTCACCGGAGCTAAACTTATCAGCGACAAAACTGGCCTAGACTTTAACACTTGTGAGCCAAAGGAAGTTTTGGGTGGCTGTGAGAAAATAGTGATAGATAGCAAGTCAACTACCATTATTGGTGGAACAGGCAAGAAATCGGCAATTAAGGGGCAGATACAGGCCATCAAAGCTCAGATCGATCAGTGTAAGCCCAATGAAAAGATTACTCGTGAGAAATTAGAGAAAAGGCTATCAATCATGGAGGCTGGTGTAGGTATCATCTATGCTGGCGGACCAACTGAAGTTGAGTCTAAAGAGCGAGGACTGAGACTCGAGGACGCTATCTTGGCTACTAAGTCAGCCATCAAGAGTGGCTATGTCGAGGGCGGTGGTATGACATATCTCAAGCTATCTGATAAGTGTGATAATCATATTCTTAAAGAAGCACTCCTAATGCCACTTAAGCAAGTAGCAATCAATGCTGGTAAGAACCCTGACACTATTCTTGATAAAGTACGAGAGAGCAAAAAGGGTTGGAACGCCCAGACAGATGAATATGGCGATCTTATAAAGCTAGGGATTATTGATGCCACACTCGTAGTTGAAAACGCTATCCGAAATGCCATTAGTCTAGCTGCTTATTTCTTAACCACTGAGAATCTAATTTGTGAAGATTTTGAAGAAGGAAAGGAGGACGAAAAGAAATGAAGCAACACATAACCAAAGAGCAATGGGAAGAGCGGACGGATGAGCAGAAGTTCTTATTTATGCAGGAGGTAAAAGAAAATGAAAATATTCTTCCAACTAATCTACCGAATATCGGCCAAATGATAGAGTTCTTAGGTGATGAGTGGATCAATGAACTGTTTGATGCTGGATGGGGAAGATATTGTAGCGACGATGGAGAGTGGCAGGCAGATAACCAAGGACTATGTGATGATCTGTGGAAAGCGACTAAACATAAGCTAGAAAATAAATAACACATTATGAAATACGACAAGCTAGAACCACAAAATGGTTGCATCATAATTAAGGACTTGAAGCAGGAGCAGATTAAGGGATCAAAAGCATTTGTTAAACCTGAAGACTATATGCACGAGGATCGGTATGTAGCTGAGATTATCTCTGTGGCTGAAGGGATTGAATACGAGCCGGGGAGCATAATCATCTACGACGGAACTACAGCCGGTGATCTGCCGGAAGTGAAAGAGCTGATTGATAAGGACATGACAGTCATCAGGGCAAAAGATATTTTGGTATTAATTAAGGGAGATAAAAAGACTAAGAAGTTACTAGGGTTCAAGTAATAACACACAATCGTATGGGACACGCTAGTCAGTTTGGTAAATTAAAAGGGAACAAAGAACAGAAGAAAAAAGAAAAAGAGCAAGTTGAGAAGCTCACTACGGTAATCAATGCGATCTTCAAGATTCTTTCCGAGAATAATCTAAGAGTATCTGAAGTAATTGATGTAGTCGGTAACATATTGTCGAATGTTAATCGACTGGACATAATGCGGATAGAAGCCGTAGCCTCTAAATATCAACAGGAACACAAAGATGATAAAGAGCGGAAAGAAGATAATCAGGGAAAACAAGCTCAAGAATAAGGCCGGTGGTTTTACAAACGAGAGCAGGTTTGGTGGCTGGGAGAGGGAGCTAAGAGAAAAGAAAACCATCACTGTTCCTTGCATGACTACTGGGGCTAGAGTCATTATTCGTCAAGGCTGGAATAAGCTGGCGAGGGATATGGATATCCTGCGAATAACCGCCATTAATGAGAAAGACCAAGAGGTTGATATAGTTGCTCAGAGAGAGGATTTTGAGCAGGCATTTGCTTTCATGGCCCAAGGTGATGAACTTCTTAAATGGACAAAGGATACCATTAAGAGTCCTGATCGAGAGAGGACCAGAAGTGCCATCAAGTTCTTACAGCGAAAAGGGTATAAAATAACCAAAGATTGAACATTACAATTTATAATACTTCTCCCCTTAATCCCAGCGGAAGCCTTTGCCGAGGTTGTCGCTGGACTTAAGGGGAACAACCTCGGCATAGTATTATTGACGAGGTTTTTTAATTAATCGTAAATCGTAAACCTGCTGAGCAGGAGCGTAGAAAGGAAATGTATGTCTTTAGAGATCAAACAGATCATTGAGATCTGTGAGAAGCAGTTTAACTGCAAGGTGCAGGACAAGGGGTTTGGTATTCATTCAGGCGGATATCGCACTCTCCACATCATTGTTGGTAAAAAGGTCAATCCGGGCTATGACCCTAACAATGCTTGGCCAGCTATTGCCAAGAACCCAAAATTGATTCCTGATGCTCGAGTAGTCCACATCCAACCTTGGATAAGCGAGGATGATCTGATTACAAGACTCGGGGTAATTAAGAAAAGTTTGCCTGAGAACAGAGAGTTGCCGATTAGAGATGAGAAGATTGCTGGGATCGAGCCAAAGGATAAGAAGTTTCGAGAGACTCCGCCACCAGCAGAAGCGCCAACATCAAAAGTCGAAATTGACGAGAACGATGTTCATCCAGCTGATAAGATTGACGATCTAGATAAAGAGGATGTTATTGTTGATGCCCTCGCCAATGTAGTTTCTAGCTTGGATGATATTGGTAAGAGACTGAATAAATTAGAGAATAAGGAAGTTGCCAAGAAAGGTTCTAAGAAATAATGCGTAAACCGTAAACCCATTTGGGAGCGTAGCCATTTCATATGGATAAAGAAAAACAAAGCGTAAATTCTACCGCCGATCTAGATCAGGCAAACATTGACTCTAGCGACCAAAAAGTAGACTCAACTCCAGATACAGAGGAGGAGGCTGATCTACAGGGTAAGGCCGCTGACGCAATGGGTGTAGATCCTGACCAGCAAGAAAGCGTCGCTGATAGTGACAGCGAAGTAAACACTGACGAAGAAGAAGATGAGTCCGGTGAGTCATCAGAAGATGACTCGAATCTTGACCAAGATGATTATGGTTATACCGGAGACGACGAGAGCGACGAGTCTGAGGACGACAGCGATAAATCTGAAGATGAAACCGACGACGACCAAAAGTCTAAAGAGGACATCACAGATCCAGCTGGTAAAACTGATCCAAAAGATACCGTTAGCCCTCCAAAAACCTTAGAAGATGCTGTTGAGCAACTCGGTAAACTCCAAAAGGATTTCACTGACTATAAGGACAAAACTGATACACAATTGACTGAATCCCAGTCTGAGGCTGTAAAGCTTAAGAATGACAACGATAAGTTGTCAGAGGAGGACAAGACTAAGCAACAGCAAGCTCAGGTTAAGGAGCAACAGCAACAGTTGATAGGCTTCTGTAAGGAGCATATTGATGTCTTAGGCGAAGATGTTATAGATTCTTATGAAAAGTTCATTGAGTCTAGTAACAATGCTTTCATCTATGACAATCCTAATCTAAGGACACTGGCCAAGGCTATTGAGGATACCAATCCTGCATTGCCATTTGAAGATAGGCTATCTAAAGCATTTGCTATTGGTTTTGCCGCCAAGATAGCTAGTACTGAAGCAAAGCAGGCTAAAGTCAAGACCGAGATTAAACATCAAGAGCTTGACAAGATAGGTAAGTCTGGTCATAAATCAAAATCAAAGTCGAAAACTGCTTACACTCCCGAGCAGGAAGCGGCGGCAGATGGTATGGGAGTTGATTTAGAATAACTAATTAACGACTACTATGGCCTTCGAATTTGTAAAAACCCAAGATGGCTCTGCAGAGGTAGTTATGGAATTGGAACAGGGTAATGTCGCTATTATTAAAGGAGCGGCAGTATATTACTCTAGTGGCTATGTTATTAACACCACAGCCAGTTCTATTACTTGCCAAACCATAGCTGGAGTAGCTGCTGAGTCCCAAGATAACTCTGGCGGTTCTGACGGATCTGTTGAAATTCAAGTCAATGTTAATCCAAACGCTTTGTATGAGATTGACAGTAATAGTACCGTTGCTCAAACTCAAGTTAATACTAACTGTACACTTGAAACCAACGCAACTGTTGACGAAGCTGATCCACAGGACGACTACACCGGAGTATGTCACATCTCTAAGATGATCTCCACCTCAAAGGTATTAGGTCGATTGAACCACTTCTCACCAAGAGCTTAAAAAAACACACTAATTACACACTCGCAATAATTAATTAACTTACAGCTATGAGTGCACGATTAGTGAACTTCGCAAAAGCTATTGATCCAGCTGTCACCCAAGTATTTAATGGCACATACAAAGCCGCAGGAAACACATACAAAGATGTTTGTGCGGTAAGGAAAGCCAGTAATTACACTGAGGAGATTGCTTCAAATGTTGGACTATCAATGGCTCCACTTAGAACCGAGCAAGACAGTGTGTCATATGAAGACCTTTTGGCTGGCGACAACAAAGATTTGACCCAATATGAGTATTCTATTGGTACAAAGATTTCCAAAAAGCTGATGAAATGGAACAAGTTGGGACAGATCAAAGCCTTAGTTCAATCAAGTTCTAAAGCTATTGTTCGCCGAAGAGAGTTCGATATTACCAAACTTCTTGAGCGGGGACAAACTACAACCTATACTCATTCTGTCGATGGTTCGACAGTAGTTGACTTGACTGGTGGTGATTCAGTTGCAGAAATCTCTGACTCTCACGCTTCCGTTAGGACAGACACAGCTCTTTCAAACATCATCACCGATGGAACAACTGCCAATATGGATTTGGCTGAAGATGCTTTGGAAGCTGCTGAGACTGTTACCGTTCCTGCCATTACTGACGATAGCGATCAAGTCTCAGAATATGACCTTGATACATTGTTTGTATCTAGGAAGAAATCTTGGTCAGCTATGCGGTTGTTAAAGACTGCTGCTGGTCGAGTTGGCACACCAAATAATGACATAAACTTGATTTATGGCCGTTATAAGTTGGTGCAATTGCCATATATGGACACTTCATATAATGATTATTGGTTCATGAAGGATACTTCAATGAACAATAACGAAGGGTTCATGAGCTACTATGAGGGCCAAGGGTTAGAGAAGGATGGTCCATATGTAGACTTCGATACCAAGTGCATTAAGTATTCTTGGTCATTCGAAGCGGCTGCCGGGCATAACGAATGGCGTTCATTCTTAGGTTCAAGCGGTGCTAATGCTTAATTAATTTAAGGTCTTTACTATGAGAAAATTTAATATCGTAAAGACAACTTTTGGGATATTGATTGTTACTGTAGCTATAGTTGCATTAAGCTTAACTGTTAGAGCTCAAGTTTTTCCGAATAATGATAGCTCTGATCTTTTAAGCTTAGTTAATGCATTGAAAGGGTCTGATGTTCAGACTAAACAGATTATCCTAAAAATTGTAGAATCAGGCCAAGCACCGGATATGATTGGTACTGCCGCTGTTGGCGGTATATGTAGTGGCGGAGAACCAGTGACAACCTTGTGTGATGTGAATATTCATACATTGGAGATCGCTAGTTCTATGTCAATGACCTCTGGAGCATCCATTGCATTTAGTGGTGCAACAGTTTCATTTGACGGAGCCACTAATACTCCAGCAGTATATGAGTATGCTAATAAGGTTATTAGTTTGACTCAGGTTCCGACTACCACCGAAGCCAATCCGGCTGCATCCGGTTACTGGTGTAACCCCGGCGAAACAGTAAGTATTAATAGCTGGACATTCGATGTTGTAACCAATAATGATTTATTTGGTGGCAACACTGGTATTGGAACAACTACCTGTAATGGCACTATTTCTGCTGCTGGTATTTGTTCTGACAGTTTAGTTAATTCATCTACTGTAACATTGGTCAATCTGTTTGGTTTAGGATCAAGCACACTTCCACGATTTAATGAAAATAGCTTGAACCAAGCATCTACTACCGCCATTGAGATGGAGCAACCTACTCTTGGCACATGGTATGGTAGTCCTACTCATGTTACTAGCTCAGCTCCTTTGCTGAAAAATGGTGAATGTATTGCTATCCACGATGATCAAGGTGGTGCAACTTCATCAGCAAGTTGGACTGCTGCTGGTGGGTTTACTACCTTTGTTGGTAACCTAATGCTTGATTTGACCATACGATAAGGGTTTATTCAGGGAGCGAGCAATCGCTCCTTGAGATAAGGTCTTATTAAAAAAACTATTAAATATAAAAAGTATGACAAAAAAAATCTTATTACCATTGATGATCATTGTTCTGGTAGCAGTAATCGCACTTGGTATGTTTGTATTAGTAACCAATAACACCGAAACCGAAGAAACAAAGGTAGATAAGCTAGGATTAGCTTATACCACTGAGGGACAGGCCGTAACCTTGATTGGTAGTGCTGCTAACTTAGAGTCTTTTCCAGTGGAGGCATCGTTCAACAATACCACCACGACAGATGCCTTGTTACTCGATGGCGGAGATACTATCTATCAGGCATTTAAGACTGAGGGAATAAATGAGGGATTACTTTGTTATCAACTGAAAGCTGGCTCAGCTACATCTACTTGGAATTTAATCCACATGGGTTCTTATGATGGGACTAACTATTTTGATGTAGCATCATCCACTGATGTATTTAACGGTACCTCAACCGATATTAGTCTTGACCGTACTGCTATGTCTTTCGATCCGGGAATAGCTACTACTACTGGACAATGTAGAAAGGTTGATGTTCGAGGGTATACCTATACCAGACTTATCATGTGGGGCGAAGACTTAGCTGCTGATGGCGTTGATGGTGTACAGGGTTGGGTACAATGGATTCCTATAGACGAAAGACAAGATTAATAACTTCTTAAGATGGCCGAAGTCTTTAAGCGTCAGCCGGGCGATAGTGTTGATTTACATCATAGTTTGGCCACTGATGGTACAACTAGTAATGAAAGCCAAGATGTAAGGTGTTTTGTTACTAATCCGAATGGCTCGGCTGTTTCTGGTTCACCGTTTAAATTGACCCATGAGGCTAGGGGTTCTTATGTTAAGCGCGGAGCTTATTCATCTGATATTATTGGTGTTTATCGTGAGGAGTATATTATCTACACTTCATATCCGGGGACAGAAAATCTAAACTACGAGAGGAAAGTTGCCTATATTGATACTCAATATGAAGCTCTTGGTGTGGCCGGTGGCGGAGGATTATCCATGTCAGCTTTATCTGAATTGTTAGATGAGATTCCTAGAAAAGTCTGGCGTTATGATACCTCGGCGATTAAGAATAAAGATACTGCTATTCGTCAAATATTAGATTCGATGGATATCGAACTTCCAGAAGATAAGACTAGTCAGCTTATATCTGCCATTAACGAAATTCCCGGCCGTGTTCCAGTGACTAAGTTTGATGATTCTCACATTACGAAAAAATTAGATCAAATTTATAGCAAAAAGATTGAGATTCCAAAATTTCCGATAGCCCAAATCATCGGTGCCATTGATAAAATCAAGTCTAAGATTCCAAAGGTTTACGACGAAAAAAAGCTATACAGAGCGGTGGCTGATTTTAGGGATTTAGTTGAAATTTATAATGAGATGGAGATCCAGCGAACTAATTCGCCCGATAGGTCAAATGGTATTATTGATGTTATAAATCAGTTCAATCAGCAAGGAGCAGTTAGAATCAGGTTGGCCATTAAAGATATTAAAAAATATATTGACAAAAATAACGGCGATCAAGAATCAATAAGTAAAATACTTAAAAAGCTGAATGAAAAGCCGAAAAAAAAATACCGCTTTAGTAGTGTTGACTAGTGTTATTTGCTTAATAGCGGTTATTGTATTCACAAACTCAAGTCATGCCTCAGATAATAATCTTGTTGGTGGTATATCGCAGATCAGGGTTTGGAATCTTAATCTATCATCTGGGTTGATCAGACCGTTTGTTAATTCAAATGATGTTCTTATCGGCGCGACTGCTTCATCTACTTTAGGTAAATTAGAAGTCCATGACGATATCTATACTGGACAGTATTGTTTTTTAAACAGCAACCAATGTTTAACCACTGCTACCTCATCAAACTGGTGGACACAAGTCTTGCCCAATAAAGAACTCTATTATACTGATGGCAATGTCGGCATAGGAATGACTGCCCCAGCTGAAGCTTTAGAGATTATCGGCAACGCCTCTACTACTGGCAATATTTATGCAGGTGGATATGCTTCTACCACCGCTGGTCTATATACCCAAGGTAGCGGTCATATTGGTATGGCCTTGACAGTTGATGGCAGTGCTACTACTACTGGTTCCTCATACACAAAAGGTGATATAACCACTGATACTTATTTTTGGGGTCAACCCTTAGACGGCACGATTGGTTCAGAGATTATTTATGCTTCAGACATAAGTGCCGAGGGTAATATAGAAATTCAGCACGAGCATGGCACTTTAAATGTTCATTATCCTGATATGACAATTCGTTTAGCCAAGTCAGATAATACGATTAGTTATTGTCCTATTACTAATGCCACGACTACGGTATCTGATGACCAACATAGTGTATATTATGTAGATGATACTTGTGCGATTCAAGAAACAACAATGGCTATCTATTTAGCTAACGATTTAAGTCCCAGTGGGCTTGTAGATATTTTTAATATTATGGCTCACGATGGAGATGTAGAAGCCCACAAAGGCAGAACAGTCGGCAACAAAGTAGATATTAAAGAACGCAAAAATATATTTTTTACTGAACATCTTGATGTGGTTAGTGGTTTAGATATTACTAAATTAACTTTTCCCCATTATCGGATAGCCACTGGCACTTATGTATTTATTAGAGATATTTCAGATTTTAATGGCAGAAGTTCAGATGATTGGGAAGTTGAGTTTGTTTCTCATTCTGCTGGTGATTGGGCTTATCAAGCTACAACAACTGGTTTAGTTTTAGATTGGTGTGATGACGGCACTGATACAGTGGAATGTTCCTTACCAACTAGATACAGACGATACTTGCTTTTTGTTACTGGCTTTGAAGATGTTGATGACCATAGCGAACTTCATCAATTAGCTGGCTTAGATGACACTAATTATACTAATTTAGCTGGTTGTTTAGATGTTGAAGCTAGTCCGATTTCTTTTACCTTGCCAGCCATTTATGATTATACAGCAGTTAAAACTTATTTTTATTGCGGGCAGGCCAATGATACGGATTTTGACGGAGCTTTTGTAGATTTAAGAACGGTGAAGTCAGGCAGTTCAGGAACAGGTATTGATATTAATCAACTTGTGTTTAGAGACGGCTCTTTGCCAATGACTAATAATTGGGATTATGGCAATTTTGATTTAACTGATGTTAATGATTTTACTGCTTCCACTACCAGAACAAATGATTCAAACGCCACTTCTACTCAAACAGACCTTTTAACAGTTTATGATACGGCCACTTTCAGTTGGCTTTCAGCTACCAGTTCATTAAATTACTGGTTAAACAGTTCAACTACCAGACCAACCACTTCTTATATCTGGGACTTTTCTGACAATACTAATGCGACAGCTGATACTGGTATTAAGTTCACAGATGATGCGATTGGTTTTGATTGTTTAGCAGTAGAGGGTGTTGGTATTGATTGTGCCACTGAAGCAATTACCTTAGATGCTACTGGAGATTGGACTGGCACTTTTGACGGAGAACAAGGAACAGATTATCACGCTTGGGCTAATTTAACTGGTGTGCCGAGTTCATGGTCAACTACTTCTGTTCAATATTTTTGGAATAACACAACTACTTGGGCAGGATTTTATGGTGAGTTTAATACTTATGCCAATGCTTCAACCACGATCGGAAATAAAAGCTATTCAGATTTAGAGGGTAGCCCATCAGACAGAATAACCGCAGGAGATAACTTAGCTTGGGATGGTGATACTCTTGATGTGAGTGCTAGTGGAGATGTAGTTGGGCCAGATTCCGCTACTGATAATGCCGTTGCTACATTTCACTTAACTACTGGTAAAATCATACAAAATAGCGGTGTGATAATAAATGACTCTAATAATGTTACAGGCGTAAACTCTTTAGGAATAGATGATGGAAATGATAATATTTTAATGGGGCAATGATTATCAACAGGAGTAACAAGTGGAACTGCTAATACTGGAATAGGTGTTGGAGCTTTAAGAGTATTGTCAGAAGGATTATCCAATGTTGGAATTGGAGATAAAGTCTTATTTGACCTAACAATAGGA